GCCGTCATCGTTGCCGTGCCTGAAACATCTCTATATACTGCGTCTACCGACCAACACGTTTTCGTCGTTTTGAGGCCTGAAGCGATCTCCTCTCCAAAACTTGCAGACATTTCTTCAAAGCTTGATCCTCTGTATACTGTATGCCAGACCACACCGATTTTGGATCTGAGTATTTGTTTACCGAGGTTTGATGCCGTAGGTACCGCGTATACAATCGTATTAGGATGGAAAGTAACATGCGGTTCACCCTTAATGTCCAATATTTTGAGATCTTTTTTATCATATAGAAAGTCACCTTGTACTACACCTTTAATACCAAGTTTAGGAAACTCTTCCAAGGCTAGTTTTAATTTTACATTTAAATCGCCAGACGTGTCTGCATCGACATCGGCAGCCGTTTTATATACTTTAGGGTTCTTATTGAAAATACCCTTTTTAGCAACAAAGAATTTTTTATCGCTTGGATCAATCCCTGCAAATATCGCAGGTGCTCCGTCCCATTTAACTGATACATTAACTTTAGATTTTGAACTACCTTGTAACATATCTCTTAATGCTCTAAGGAAATTAATAGCAGAACGTGTACCATCAACTCCAAGATTTAAGATTGAATCTTCAAGGTGTTCCATATGAACATTCTTTTCTTCAGCGAGATAATTTTTAAAGCTTAACATATTAGATACCGTTGAATTTTATGGCAAGATTATACCCTTGCGCAATTTTGTTATCAGGAAGTGGTTTATTAGAACGTACTGACATGTTCATAGTTACAGTATTACTACCAACTAAATCAATAAACCAGTTTTGTTTTGATGAGTCAGATTTATAAGCTTTAATAGATGTTACAGTTGGAAGATGCGCATCTAATGCGTCTTCGTCGGTAACCATTTTATATTTTGTTCCTACTGCTTTTACAACAACCAATGGAACATTCTCGTCCTTTTTAAGAACTTGTTTTACAATATAATCTATGGTAGACTGTCTGTCTTTATTTACTGCATCAATCAATGAATCTCTAATCGTTTCGAGCATTTGATCGTATTTAGCTTCATAGTTCTTTAAATCTTTTTCTTTGGCTGCCTCTATCGTATCAATAGATTTATTTTTTTGAGACCTAGCCATCCAATCTTTCGGTAATCCAAATGATTTATGAGTTTGATTATATACATTTGAAATAAGATTATCTTTATCTTTTGTATAGCCAATATCGTCAAAGAATTTATTTACATATGTATTAAGTTGAGGCTCACGTGTTTTATCACCACCTGCTTTTAATGATACGCCAAGCATTTCACCTGTTTTAAATTCAACAAATAAGTCACCTTTATGAGATGATGGAATTCCTGGAGGCTTAGCACGATAGCCCCAGTTTACTTGTTTAATAGGACTACCTTTATGTAGCTCATCTAAATATTTTCCAACTGCAAGAGCGTTTTCCATTTTTTCTTTATATTTTGACGAAGATGGAAATGATTCAATAAATGCTCTACCTGCATCAGCATCTTTTTTGTTTACATAAACACCATAATCTTTTTTAAATTCTTTTTCATATAGTCATAAAGACGTTCTACACTAGTAAATTTCTGACCTGACATAAATGCAATTGCTGGAGCAAGTTCTGTAATGGTAGAATTAAGAGTAGTTTCAGACATTCCGCCTGATAAAGGTTTATATGTAATACGTATCTTGTGAGTTTTAAATGGCACTTCAGTTTGACCTGTAGAACCTCCACCTCGTATTGCCGAATGTTTTATATTAGCCTTTTTTAAACGAGCTTCAACATCTTTTTTAAGTTGTCCACGATCGTCTTTTGGTCCACGAATAATAATAGTCGTGGTAGACTTGGTACTTTTTCCGATTGTATATGGAAGTACAATGGCTTTACCTAATTTTAATTGATCGCTTCTGTTGATTGAACGAATATCTGTAGCTGCTTCGTTCAAAAATGTTTTGAAACGTTCCATAGTTAACTCCGTAGTACTTTGATTAGAGTTATTTATAATAACCGATTACATCAATTCGCCGGCACTAAATAAATCTTTCTTATTAACTTTACCGATATTACCTTTATCAAATACAGGACTGTCATCATTAAAAGATACTGAAGGTTTAGGCATAGAGTTAGCAACAGCTTGACCTTGAGTAATACCCTTTTGAGCACTATCTTCTAAATCATATATTTGCATTTTTGATCTGTCAATACCAACAACAAAACGACGATAATGACTTAGGTCACCCCAACGGTTTTTAAGTTGTTTAATCATTAATTGACCAAGACCATCAAGCTCTTCGGATGTAATTAAACCAAGAATACAATCCGCGGTATGAGTGATACCCATTGACTCAGATGTATTTGTCAAATCAACATCAGTATTACCATAACCATCTCTATTGAACTGAGATGATGTAATCACTGCACAATTATATTCCATAGCAAGACCACGAATTTCTTCAGCGATTGATTTAACTAATGTATATGAATTGGCCGCGGCGGCACCTTTGATACGAGATGATGCACAGATATTAAGATAGTCAATCATAATAACGTCTGGTTTAAAATTACGTTTCATACGTAGCTCTGTTAATAAATGTCGAAAGTGACCAGTATGAGCTGAACCAGTTGGGTATTCTTTAACAACGAGTTTACCAGTGGTTTTACCTTTGATGCGTTCAATTCTTTTATTATATACATCTCGTGGCATTTCTGATACTTCATCAATTGTAATACCCATCATGTTAGCATCAATACGCTCAGAGATACGTTCCTCTGCCATTTCCATTGTAATATATAATACATTTTTACCTTGAAGTAAAGCCGACGCAGCCGCATGACATTTGACCAATGATTTACCACCACCGGTTGTAGCCAATAAGACTGTCATAGATTTACGAGGTAAGCCACCTTTGGTAATCTTGTTGAGCAATTCAATATCAAAAGGAATGCGCTCTTCTTTCTTGTGGTAAAAATCATAACGTGATTCATAATCTTCAAGGTAATCATGGCCAACAGAACTATCAAAACTAATACTAAGTGAGTCTTGTAATAATGCAGGTAAGCCGTCTTTACCGAGTTCAGCTTCTGATCCATCAACTACGAGGATTGCTTTACGAATTGCGTTATATAAATCGCGATCTTGGCAGAACTTTTCAGTTTCTTTAACAAGCCATTCTTGGTCTGTATCTTCGTCGCGTTTAAGAGTATCAACTGAAGCCATTACACTTCTGTAAGACTCTTCGTTCATATCTTTACGTTTGTCAAGTGTC